ACATAGCATAGTATTTTGGTGTTCCAGTAGACGTGGTTGCTGAAATATATTCTTCTAAATATGTTAAATCTTTTTTTTCTAAGTATGTATTGGCACCCGTATAAGTAGATCCAGTTGCAGTATATACTTGCACTGCTCTTATAAATAAAGCTCCTGCAGGAACTGTTACATTATTTGTTCCAGATGTAAAATTACCTGTAGCTGTTTTTCTATCAGCATCTAAAGGTATATCTCTAAAAATTCTGTATTGTGCGTTTAAGATAATATTTTCTACAACTGAATCTGACAATACAGTGCTATCTACCTCTGTGTAGCTTCTTATTTGTGTTATTAATCCTGATGCACTTAATCCTGCCATTATGCTGTTAGAGTTGCCGGACCTGCCGAGCAATTCTCTCCTCCTCCTGATTCACTACCACTTGTAGCAGTATCTGTGTCTACAGTAAAGTGATAGAAATCTGTTGTGTTTGTAATGTTACCACTAGAATCTCTTTTACCAACAGTGATAGAATACCCTGCAGATTTGCTACATTAGATCCAGTGATACCATCAAAAGAAGCTGGGTTTGCAAAAGTTCCAGCAACAGATGGTGATCCTCTAAATCTTACAGTATCTCCTGTTGATCTACCGTGTGATTGTTCTGATACATTTATAATACCTGATGAAGCTGCAATAGTTTCAAAAGGATTTGGTTTTAATATTGTTGCAACAGCATTTTCGACTCTGTCTGGTCTAGCATTTGTTAATCCCTGTACATCACCAGGGTGTGCACTTAATTCTAATTGTGGATGTTTATGTTCAAACTCGGATGTGTGAACAAGAGAACCATTCCACTCTCTAACCATTTCATTGTATGGAAACTCTAATCCTGATCTATCTGATATTGCCTTTGCGTATTTTCCTGTTGCCATTATTTATCCTTAAATCCAAATGCTTTTAATTTTTTCTTTACGTCTTTATCAGATGCTTTAGATATATCCGTATAAGTATCAACATCCATAATTTTACTTTCATCCTTCATAGTTTTCTTTTTACCTTCAACATCTATTACATTTACATCTTTAGTTTCAATACCTCTTTT